TTCCGGATGGCTGTCGTCATACAGTTCCGGGAACGTCATTCCCAGCTCGAAATACGCTTTGGTAATTTTCGCAGCCGGTACTTTTTCGCCGTCCGGATGCGCCCAGGCATTCATCGCCATGCGGATGTGTTCATGCTTGATTTTCATGAATCCCCCCTTGGTTAGAAGGCGGATTATGATCAGAACCGGGAATGACAACCGTCGGTATGTGTAACTCATATTTGAGCGCCCCGGCAGTGACTGCCTGAATTAGCAACGCCCATTTCCACGGAACCTCTTCCCCCCACATGCTGACTGTGGTTTTTGACGTTCCTAGAGCTGCGGCTGTTTTAACAACTCCGCCAAAATAGCCTAATACTTCTGATTTTTTCATGAGTCGCTCCATAAAACTGAACGTCAAAAGTTTAATAATCAAAACCAAAGAAAGTCAAGAAACAAAACCATCTGTGTTTTAAAATCAAAACATGAGCAAGCAAACTATATCTGAACGCATAACCCAACGTATGCATGCGCTAAACCTGAAAGGCAAAGACCTTGTCAATGGCACTGGCGCATCAAAAGGCTCCGTAAGTCAATGGATGAACGGTGGAGGAGCGCCGTCCTCGCGTTACATAAGTTCACTGGCAAAAATATTGAAAGTAAACGAAAATTGGCTTCTTAATGGAGGAGAGTTAAATACAGGTGATTCGCTTGATCTATCTTTACCGCCGATAAAAACGGTTCCGCTACTATCACTTCAGCAGGCAGCAAGCTGGAGTGATTATATGAAAAATTCCTCAATAACCTCTTGTGTGCAGCTTGTCGGAGAAATCCCGGTCAATACCTTTGCAGTTGTTCTAGAGAGTGACAGTATGTCAACATCTGGTGGGGGAGTTTCCATCCCAAATGGTTCAACAGTTTTTGTTGATCCCGATCGAACCGTACAACCAGGAAATATTGTCCTTGCCTTACCCAAAGGGACCACAACACCTGTCATTCGTAAACTGGAGATAGAAGGGCCGGATATTCTTTTAGTCCCCACGAATCCTCGCTACCCTTCAATTATGCTGGATGATCTATCTTGCATATTGGGCGTATGCTTTAAAATTCAACAAGATATTTAACCAACCTCATCTATTTGATTAACTGTATGCCATCGTGGTGATGGCTTAACAGCTGCCTGCTTAAAATGTTTTGATAAAAAAACATTGACCTGAAAAGTTCGTTTTTCTAAACTTCATTCATTCCCTCACCCCATCCTACAGAATGCAGGGCAATACTTCGAGTTACCAGGCAGTGGTCAGGGGTTAAGTAGCCAGCCCGAGGCGTAAGAACATGACGGCAGGGTTCAACTTTAATAACTATGCAGCAGGTTTTTGTTCCGCTACCCCGGCGTTAAGGGGAAATGAGGTCAGCATGGATACTATCGATCTTGGCAACAACGAATCTCTGGTGTACGGCGTGTTTCCAAACCAGGACGGCACCTTCACCGCAATGACGTATACAAAAAGCAAAACGTTTAAAACCGAAAATGGTGCCCGTCGCTGGCTGGAAAGAAACTCAGGTGAGTGATATGGATTTTGACACAATCATGGAAAAGGCTTACGAAGAATACTTCGAAGGCCTTGCCGAAGGCGAAGAAGCTCACAGCTTCAACGAATTTAAACAGGCGCTTTCCAGTTCGGCAAAATCTAACGGCTGATAAGCGAAACAGCACCGCGAGGAATCAGTATGCAGAAACGAGAACCCGTCATCATCGCGCCAGACTATACCGATGATGAACTTTATGAGTGGATGCGCCAGAAAATTAATGCAGCGCAGGATCTGAAATGGGCTAATGAAGCCAGAGCTAAGCAGGCTGAAAATCTGTCCGCTCTGGAGCAGGATATCACCAGGCTGGAAAAAGCAGCGGCATTAAGCATTGCCAGAATGATTACATACCCGCGTTAATAGATAACCAACGAAGCTAAGGTTGGTAATTAAGGAGTTCTCCACGGGTGAGGTGGAGTGCGTGCGCCGGACACGGGTGAGCATCCGGCACTGACAGTTTACTGAAAGGATATTTCCCTGAAAAGTCAGACCATAACGCGAAAGCGCACGGCGAGGTAGCTGGTTCATAGATAGCCTGTCGTTAAATTTTCGTCGACCGTGCGCTTCCGGTTGTGGCAATCCGCGAAATGGCGCGGCGGTAAGTATGGCGGGGTTATTCCTTCCCCCGTTGAGGACACCGGGTTGTCAGGTTGACCATACGCTTAAGTGACAACCCCACTGCAACGCCCTCTGTTATCAATTTTCTGGTGACGTTTGGCGGTATCAGTTTTACTCCGTGACTGCTCTGCCGCCCTTTTTAAAGTGAATTTTGTGATGCGGTGAATGCGGCTAAGCGCACGCGGAACAGTTAAAACCAAAAACAGTGTTATGGGTGGATTCTCTGTATCCGGCGTTAATTGTTAACTGGTTAACGTCACCTGGAGGCACCAGGCACCGCATCACAAAACTCATTGTTGAGGGCGCGATAATGAAAACGTTATTACCAAACGTTAATACGTCTGAAGGTTGTTTTGAAATTGGTGTCACTATCAGTAATCCTGTATTTACTGAAGATGCCATTAACAAAAGAAAACACGAACGGGAGTTATTAAATAAAGTATGCATTGTTTCAATGCTGGCCCGTTTACGTCTGATGCCAAAAGGATGTGCACAATGAATCCAGTATTTGCACTTATTCTGACGGTTTTTCTTGTTTCCGGAGAGTCAGTTGATATTGCCGTCAGTGTTCACAGAACAATGCAGGAATGTATGGCAGCAGCAACCGAACAGAAAATTCCAGGCAACTGTTATCCGGTCGATAAAGTTATTCACCAGGATAATAACGAAATCCCGGCAGGATTTTAAAACAGCACCGTAATAAATATCCAGTTTCATTCTTATATGTCAGCAATGGCAGAGATTTGTTCACCCTTAAATCTGTGATGAGGTTTACCAATAATGAGCACTGATAAAGAAGAATTTGCACTATATTGCGAAGCAAAAAATGACAAAGTAAGAAAACGCCTAGGAATTAAAGGTGGTTTTTACTGGACTACAGCAAAAAAATTATCTGTTGCAATCTCCCGCTGCATTACCGCAATGGATGACAACGATTATGATGAAGACGACTTTAAAAAACCCGTCCGCGTCAATTTGCCCGTTGTTGACGACCTTCCGCCAGAAGGCGTGTTTGATACTGAATTCTGCAATCGCTATGAAAAAGGCGGGAAAGATGGCATCACAATGACATTTATCGGCCCTTCCCCCTCTGTTCAGGACAAACCAGCCAGCACTGACAATACCAACATCAACGGCGAAGCCATGACTGAGATTGAGGAGAGCATGCTTCTGCCTGTCTCCGGTCAGGAACTGCCCATTCGTTGGCTTGCTCAACACGGCAGCGAAAAACCAGTAACGCACGTTTCACGCGACGAACTCCAGGCATTACACATTGCACGGGCTGAAGAACTACCGGCTGTTACTGCCCTGGCTATTTCGCATAAAACCAGTCTGCTCGACTCGCTGGAGATTCGCGACCTCCACAAACTGGTTCGTGACACTGACAAAGTTTTCCCTAATCCTGGTAATTCAGACCTGGGACTAATAACTGCTTTTTTCGAAGCATACCTAGACGCTGACTACACTGATCGGGGTTTGCTGACAAAAGAGTGGATGAAAGGAAATCGTGTTTCACGCATCACCCGCACGGCTTCCGGTGCTAATGCTGGCGGTGGGAACAAAACCGATCGCAATCCGAATTTAGTACACACCCTCGACACACTGGATGTGGAGATTGCAGCAGCCACACTTCCGATGGATTTTAATATTTATGAAATTCCGGGCAGCGTTTATCGTCGCGCAAAAGAAGTAGTCCTGAACAAAGAAAGTCCGTTCAAAGAATGGTCCGCAGCACTTCGTGCAACCCCGGGTATTCTGGACTATTCCCGCGCCGCTATTTTTGCACTTATCCGAAGCGCACACCCTGAATTTTATCACTACCCGGGACGCCTTCAGGGGTATATCAACGCCTATTTGACGGAAACTGATCACGAGAACCCCAGCAAGGAAACTCTCACAGCTGCCCGGCATACGCCGGAAAAAGATATCCTGGAAGAAATTAACCGCGAGGTGGTTACTGAGCGTGAAACAGAAGAAGAAAAACCACAACCATCTGACGCAATGGCAGGTGAACAGGCAACAACTGAAACAATGGAACCGGATACAACTGAACATGGCCAGAACGCGCAGTCGCTGGATGCTCAGTCGCAGGTGAGTTCCGCTAACCAAGTAAAAGTCACCGCTGACGAAGTAAACAAAATTATGCAGGCAGCCAATATCAGCCAGCCTGACGCCGATAAGTTACTTGCTGTATCGCGTGGTGAATTTGTTGAGGGGATTAGCGACCCTAATGATCCGAAATGGGTCAAAGGGATCCAGACTCGCGATTCTGTGAACCAGAACCAGCATGAATCGGAACGGAACGACCAAAAAGCGGAACAAAACAGCCCAAATGCGTTACAAAACGAGCCAGAAACGAAACAATCCGAACCAGTGGCGCAACAGGAAGTGGAAAAAGTCTGCACCGCCTGCGGTCAGACCGGCGGCGGCAACTGCCCTGATTGTGGCGCGGTGATGGGCGACGCAACATACCAGGAAACATTCGATGAAGAGTATCAGGTTGAAGTTCAGGAAGATGATCCGGAGGAAATGGAAGGCGCTGAACATCCACACAAGGAGAACACTGGCGGCAATCAGCATCACGATAGCGATAATGAAACTGGCGAGACGGCAGATCACTCAATTAAGGTGAACGGTCATCAAGAAATCACATCCACCAGCAGGACGTGTGACCATCTAATGATCGACCTTGAAACCATGGGAAAAAATCCTGATGCCCCGATCATCTCAATAGGTGCAATATTTTTCGATCCGCAAACCGGAGATATGGGACCGGAATTTAGTAAGACTATCGATCTGGAAACTGCTGGCGGAGTCATTGATCGGGACACCATTAAATGGTGGCTTAAGCAATCACGCGAAGCGCAATCTGCCATTATGACCGATGAAATCCCGTTAGATGATGCACTGTTACAATTGCGGGAATTTATCGACGAAAACTCCGGTGAATTTTTTGTTCAGGTCTGGGGAAATGGAGCCAACTTCGACAACACGATTTTGCGCCGTTCATACGAACGGCAGGGGATCCCCTGCCCGTGGCGTTACTACAACGATCGCGATGTACGCACAATCGTTGAGCTGGGGAAAGCCATAGACTTCGATGCCAGAACGGCTATTCCATTCGAAGGTGAGCGCCATAATGCACTTGATGACGCCCGTTACCAGGCAAAATACGTTTCAGTTATCTGGCAAAAACTGATCCCGAGTCAGGCTGATTTTTAATGTTCAACCGTCGCCAGTTGTCGTTGATATTCTGCAACTGGCGCGTTCCGGAGTGATAGCCATGAGCGAACAGTACCTGATAACGCTCGACGAGTGGAAACCAAAACGGTTCAGTCTCCCAATAACAAACACTACCCTGGTGAAATACGGAAAACTAGGATACATCGTTCCAAGGCCACAAAAAATTCGTGGGCGTTGGCTGATAGATCGCCGAGCAGTATTTGTTGGGCCTGGTGAAACGGGAATTGCGCCGGAAATTCATACTGGCGATGATGATGCACTGAAGGAGATTTTAACTCATGTCACCGAGGCCACGAAAAAACAGCACTGACGTAGCCGGTCTTTACGAAAAGTTTGATCGCAGAACTGGCAGAGTTTACTACCAGTATAAAAATCCTGTGACTGGAAAATTTCACGGACTCGGAACAGACAAAGGTAAGGCAGAAAAAATCGCTTCCACAGCCAATCAGCGAATAGCTGCAGCAGAAGCTGAATATTTCATGCGCAAAATTGATGAAAGTCCGTCAGCAACAAAACGTCGGGGTATCAGATTAAAGGCATGGGTTGATCGATATCTGAAAATACAGGACACGCGACTGAAAAATGGAGATATTGCAGCTACAACTCACAAAGAAAAAACTCGAATGGCTGCATACCTGGTTTCCCGTCTGGGAAACCACCCATTGAAAGAACTGGAAGTAAGAGACTTTGCATTAATACTGGATGAGTGGCTGGATAAAGACATGGTCAGCACAGCGAGAGTAAATCGTGGATTATGGGTTGATATTTATAAAGAAGCACAGCATGCAGGGGAAGTTCCTCCTGGATGGAATCCTCCGGAGGCTACCCGTAAACCGATCCCTAAAGTAACCAGAGCCAGGCTCACCATGGAAGACTGGCAAAAAATTTACAATGCAACGCCTGAAAAACACTTTATCCGTAACGCA